TTCAGGGCTTTTTTATTTGAATGGAGCTGCACAAGCGCGGGTACGGGCGGGATTATCCGATGCCCAAGACCCTTTGCAATCCCGTATCCTGAGCCGTCCGCCCCACTGATATTCCCGGCACATCCCCCCGTGGCGAGCACCAGGTATTCCGCTTTAAAAGAAACGTTAAAGCTTTCAGAATACACTGGTTTTTTGGGCTTTTTCCCGGTCTTTTTTCCTGTTTCTGCGGAAAGTGGAACCCTCTTTTCTGCCTTGATATAAAAACCTTCCCACCCGCAGGACTGCGATGGATCTGCCTTACAAACTGCATCCACATGCGTGTTTGTATATACCGGGACATTCAGCTCAAAAAGCCTGCGCGCCATCGCAGGGTTTGGCGGCGTGCCAAGCCCATTGAGGTAACAGGTGCCGAGCATGTCCGAGCCCCATGTATTTCCCTTGAAGTATGCCTTGCTCAGCAATAAAAAGGCCTGCGTATAGTCACACGCAATCCCATCCCCGCCGCGAAAGTAAATTTCACCCAGCAGGTTACAGAAATCGACATCATCCGGCAGCTGGGCGTAGCCTTTTTCCAGATAAAATAAAGCCTTTTTCAGGTCAAGCGGCAGCAGTCCGTTATAAGTGTACAGTTTTCCCAGGCAGTAGCAGGCGTAGATATCATTGTGTGACACTGCGCGCTCGTAGAGTTCGACTGCCTTGGTCAGCTTGCTGTCATCACGGTATTCGTTTCCGACGATGCGCTCGTAAGCCCCGATACCCATATCCGCGCCTATGTGAATATAATTTCTTGCCTTCTGGCGCTGAACCGGAGCGCCGTGCCTGCCATTGCGGAGTATGTCAACCAGATTTGGGATGGCAATGCCAAGACCGTGCGACACGCACTCCTCATAGAGCCGCACGGCCATCGCAGTCCATTCATATTGAAGCCGTTCCATTTTTTTGGTTCCGACCGTTTCAGCGGAAATATCAAGAAAATCGGCAGCCGTGCAGTAATAATACGCATTGGCAATCAAAAATTTGCAGAATATCTGACCGGAATCTGCTTTTTGGGCAATGACGTCCCATATCTCTTTTTTGGAGTGGTAAGGCGGCTGGACACAGCTGCCGCGCGGCGGCTGGTAGCCGTCCTGGTGCATGGTTCCGAACATGCCTACTGCACTTTCAAGGTTCAGGCTCATGTCAAAACACTCATACGCAAACTTTTTATCCTCGGGCATTCCGACCATGGGATCCACATAGCTTCTTCCCAGGTAACAGCGTCCGAGAAAATAGTAGGCATCCCCGTCCCCCGTATTTGCGGCATCACGAAGCATGGCAAGTGCTTCCTCGCGCCTGCCTGAATGTGTGTCAAACCATATTATCTGAATTGCCTTTTCTACTCTTTCGTCAAAAAGTGTAGCCATTATCCATCACGCTCCTTCCGGTGCGCCTCAGTCTCAATCGCCTGGACGTCATCCCTGTCGAAATCATTCTCCCGCAAATGCTTCATCGCGTGCAAAAATCGTTTTTGCTGTGCCTCAAATGTAATGTTTTTGTCGATAAAGATTGTCACGCTGCCATCCTCGTTCGGTGTCACCGCCTCATGCACCTTTGTGGATGGAAATCCGATAAGCTGTATATTGTAGTCGACATCAGCCAATTTGACCCCGCTCCTTTCTCTTTAATGCCAGCAGCATATCATATGCAGTCTGGATATCCTCCGGCTGCGCGTCCCGTGCGGCATCATACAACAGCCGCAGCTCCCGGTTTCCGAAGATATCCTGCGCGATGGCGGCAGTTTCCCTGTTTAAGTAGTATTCTTCCTGTGGTCCGGTTCCCATCAGGTAGTCGATTGTCACGCCAAAGTAATCTGCCAGCTTTTGCAGCGTTTTTGCCGTGGGCAGGCTCTTTCCGCTCCGCCAGTTGCTGAGCGCGGTCTGGGAAACACCGGTATCTTTTGCCACCTTATAGGACGAGATGCCCCTGCTTTGTAATAATTGTTCAAATTCCTTGTACATAATTTATGCTCCTTTCACAAATAGAACATATTTTCGAAAATAATGGCAAAAATCATTGACGCAATACATAAAACGGAGTAATATGTACTTACGAAAACGAAAGTAGTCATGAAAAATACTTTTGAAAAAATATGCTTTCTCTTTATGGAATGCGGCTGTTTTATAATAGGAAGTATATCATGAAACGAAAGTATTTTCAATTAATTACTTACGAAATATGATGTATATTTGTAACAGTTCAGCCTTCGGCTTCCTGTTACAGGCATCAAGCCATGCAAAACCACTTCGTGGTGGTTTGATGCATCTCAACCACTGCATTTTTTCACGAACTTTGCAGCACGTGCAAAGTTCTGGGTTGAACTGTTACGTACATTTTCCCTGTTTTTAAAACAATGGGAACAGTTATGAAAGGAATGATGCTTTATGACAGCAAAAGAATATTTACAGCAGCTACAGAAACTTGACGTGGTCATTAACCAGCGAATAATGGAGAAAGACGACCTCCGTGCTCGGCTTTTGAGAATCGGAAGTGCC